GACACATGGCGTGTTCCAGTTATACACATGGAGTGTCTTAGGACTGTAAATACACTAAGTGATCATTCAACGTTGCTAACACGTAATCAGATTTTCATACCTACCTACTGCTTCTTAGAGCTCCCCTGAAAGAGCCCCCTCAACAGTGAGCTTGCAGTCATCCGCTTCACAGGCTTAGGAGCCTCCGCTCTTGCAGGTTCACACCCACCCTCCTCACCGGTGGATCCCCCCAAGAGCCTCTCAATGGCTCTATCATCCTCAGCAGACAACCGAGCAGCCGCAGTCCGTGACATATCCTGCATCATGGTGTCTAGCCTACCTCGGATATCCGACGGGGACGGCGTCGCAACAAACCATCTCCACATCTTATACCTAATAAACGGGACCCACACAATCGCAAGATTTGTCCACATACTGAACTGCACTGCAGACCTGAAAGAAACGCGGAACATACCCCAATAAATCAGGGTTGTTATAGCAACACTTATCCACCAAACCGTCAACAGAACCGGAATGGCCAAGAACAATCCCATCAATGCAGCATGGCCCACCCAGAACCCAACCACTGCCGCAACAAAGGGAGCAGCTGCCAATACCACACTAGACAGCATGATCAAGAGCCTTGACAACGACGTAAGCTTCAACAACGGAATCGATTTCACCTCATCTGCAGCACTCCGAAGTTCTCCTGCAGCAGCGATTCCACGGGCGAGTATCTGATCGGAGCAACGTCTCCCCTGCTCCCTCTGACCAGCAAACTCAGTGACAACAGTACGTTTCATTGATTCTGTTCCCTGCCAGAGTGCCTCGAGAGTCCCGTTCACCAACACCCGCCTCCCATTCCTGATCTGACTCACCAAATCCTCTTCAATCGCTTTCTGCGTAGCTGCCGTCATCCTAGTCCATCCCTGCCTGACCCGCTCCCTCATTCTGTCGCTGATCTCAACCGCTCGGTGCAACCGCACAGCCAGGTCCGACCTGTATGCATCAAAGAAGTCTGTCTTGGCGGTCCAACTGTTCTTCAACCACAAGGCACCAGCTACCCCAAGATCACGCACCCTCCCTGAATAGACCGCCCCTTTCCGAGCAGCCTCTCGCATCTCATCAACACGCGACAGAATCTTATCCACAGTCGACTTATGGCGTTCCAAATAAGCAGCACACAAAGGACCGAAAATCGGAACGCCCGAATAGTGGAGGTAGTAAGACATCCCTTTGGCAACCGTTTTCTCCTCATCATGCTTACAGGTGCACATGTCTGGGTCATTAAGTGTGAACAACTTCGAGATCAGAGCTAAGGGACATCGGAACACATCACGAACTCCCCCGCCTCCTGCATCACTGCTCACCACTTCACGCTGGCAGAAGTTCCCCTCTTGCCAATTGTCCACCTCGGCATACACAAACCGGTTGCCACTCTCTTCATGTTTCTTACACATTTCACTTTCCTCCACTTGCGGAGACACCTGTATGATACTATCATCTCCTTCGATGTACCACCCTCTTTGTGGTATCCCTGAGAGATAAGTCTCTCGGAACCAATCCATGGTGTCCTCCAATTTCACATGCTCACAGGCACTTATCACTGCGAAGCTCATGCACGTATTAGCAATCGCGTTCCCATCGCTCGTGACTATACTCCCAGACAATCTCATTGACGGGAGAGTGCCCGAGTTGGAAGTACTTTGGTAGTGGAACTCAACATGCGAAAAGTGTTCTATCACCTCAGCTACTGCCTCAGGCCAAGCTGGAGCACACTGCACCAATACTGGCAGCTCACACCTTCGCTGGACGTTACCATCCACTAGAGACTCAAAATTCTTGTAGTCCCCCACAATGAAACGTCCCACCTCCGGAAAGGTCCTCGCCATCTCTTTTGTCAACTCGTCAAGAGTCATACCCTTAACGTTATGGCCTTTCATGACCCTATCCCACACCTCGCAACTAGGCTGGCAAATCGCGTAAGTGTAGCCACGCCAGAAGTGGTCCGGACAAACAATCTTGCGGGACGCCTTTATCTCCTGAACATCATACGTCTCCACCTTGTCCATCACTTTCACTGTGTCAAAGTTCTCACCTATGTACTTCGCAACAACACCCCGTCCTTCCTCAGCGTGCCCAATGGCAATCTCTGCCCCGGCACAAAACTGCTCCCGCTGGAGCTCACTCCACTCAGGGTATTCCTTGGATTTCTCCACAGATCTCTTGAGCATGTTTTCAGGACTATATGCAGCAAAATACGCATCATAGTCATCATCTGTCGGAACCCCTGTCTTACACGCACACTGAGTGATCCGAGTTCGGACGAAGTCACAAAGGGCGGCAGCTATCCCAGCCTGCCTCGCTTGCATCTCCTCAGAACATGGTCCCTTCTGGACACACAAGCGCTTCATAGTGCCTATAATCTGATTCTTGGGATCCACCCTAGTGGGGAAAGAAGCGTACAACCCCCTCACATAGGTACCATTCATCCTAGCACTACACAAGCCCTTCCTCCACGCATGTATGTCATCCCTCACCTTCTGAACCCCATGGCGTACTACTCCTAACATCCCCTGCAACTCTTCAACACCCTGAGCCAGCGTCTCTTTCCCAGCCTGAACACGCTCGGCAACTGTCGCAAGAGAAGAAGCAAAGAAGTCGCGCATCTCTGTCTGATATCCGCTAACGTAAGTACCTTCCACAAGAGGTTGAGCTGACCAGCAAGCATTCCTGGCAATATGCCAGGACAGCATGTTGGCCACCGCCTCTTTCCAGTACTTATCCACGCCAGCCGAGTCGACATCTTGCACCAACAACAATGCAG